TTATTTCCCCACCAGCTCGTTTATCTCTGTCACTGTCTGGTTAAACCGCTCTGACTCAAGCTCAACACCTAAGGCCCGACGCCCCAGCGCCATTGCTGCTTTTATTGTGGAACCGGATCCCATAAAAAAATCAGCAACCAGATCACCTGGTCGACTACTGGCATTGATTATTTGCCTGAGCATATCCGCCGGTTTCTCACACGGATGTTTCCCCGGGTAGAACTGAACGGGTTTATGCATCCAGACATCGGTATAAGGCACGGAGACTGATACGGAGAAATAGCGCCGGAGAGATTTAAACTCATCCAGCAATTCAGAATATTTGCGATTCAGTGAATCATAAGATGCCACCAGCTGGTGGTGTGGTTGTTCCAGTTGTTGTTCCTGAAACTTCTCTGCCGCTATACGGGAAAACAGTGCCTGTAACTTCCGATAGTCAGCCTCATTCGGCAACTGCCACTGACTGGCACCAAACCAGTGGGAAACCATATTTTTCTTACCTGTGGCTTCGGCAATTTGTTTTGCCGTTATACCCAGTTCGGCACGAGCATCCCTGAAATACGATATCAGCGGTGCCATTATGTGCTGTTTGAGTTCCCTTTCTTTTGCTGCATAGCCGTCACTTTTGCCGCGATATGGCCCCTGGTAATGTTCAGCAAACAGAACGCGCTCTGTGGCAGGAAAATATGCGCGCAGACTTTCTTTATTACACCCATTCCAACGTCCGGACGGCTTCGCCCAGATGATATGGTTAAGCACGTTGAAACGTTCACGCATCATGATCTCAATATCAGATGCCAAGCGATGCCCACAGAACAGATAAAGGCTTCCGGCAGGTTTTAACACCCGCCAGAACTGGGCCAGGCAGTGGTCCAGCCACTTAAGGTAATCTTCGTCCACTTTCCACTGATTGTCCCAACCGTTGGGTTTCACCTTGAAGTACGGCGGATCGGTAACAATCAGGTCAATGGAATCATCAGGCAGGGACTGAATAAAATGCAGGCAATCAGCGTTGATTAAATCAACACTGTTTATTTTTACAGTATTTTTCATGGATCAGTAAGCGTAACTCTGGTAGGCTCACTCTGCTTTTGCGCTAAAGCAGTGGGCCGTGGTTCGCTTGTGACCAGTAAGCATGAGCGAATGGCTGGCAGGTGCTACCAACACCCACCAGCCGCCCATTTTCACAGCAGGAAACCGCCATTACTGGCAGCGTCTGAATTTATTCCCGTACCCGCCGTTATCCTTCGCCAGACCCGCCAGAACTAACTGAGTCAGTATTAACTGGCACCGGGCTTCGCTTACTCCGGTAGTTCTCGTCATCATGCGTGGCGTTACCCACTTGTCAGCAGGTAAGAAATGAAGGACTGCGGCGGCGGTTTCTGTCATATCTTGCTGTTTTAGCATGTCTTTTTCCCTTCTGGTTAACATGACATACCAATAACTCTTGTCTAAAAAGCCAGCAAGATAAAAAGTCAGTATTCACGACCACCAGCGTGTTTACTGTACTGCACCAAGTTTACAGGTACAAAAAACCCGCTCAGTGGCGGGTTTAAGTTGTGTGTCGAAGTAACCACTCTTAACACACTAATAGCATTTTTGTTATAACACAAGTAGCTCATTCAGTATTTTTAGAATCTTGACTTTCTTAAGCACGGCGAACTCTGAATACCAAACATAAAATCAATTATCTTCCAGGCCGGATGCTATCAACGATAGCCTCTCAAAAAACGCTGTAGCAGCCTTGTCCAAAGTTGAATAAGTACTGTATTCTCCGTGTTCGGGACCAACCACTACCCATGGTCGTCTTTTTGGGATTCGGGACTTCTCAGAAATCACTGTTCCAGATATACCAATATCAATTGTTACACCTGTTATTATTTTCTCTTCATCTCTTTCCCTGAACTCAATTGCCATAAATGCCGTTTTTTTTCGTTTCCCGTTTTTAAAAAAATCAAATAAAGCAAAGCGATGCTCATTAAAATCAACACCCCATCGTCCTTCAGGATAAAGGGCATGAAAGTTGTCATTTACGCTCTGCATCGTCTCATAAGCTTTAACTTCTAAATCTCCATAGTGCATAGATACCGCGCAGGAGTCACTGGGTAACTGTATTTTCCCAAGATTGAAAACCTTTACTGCTCCAGAACTATGGCATCTTGCCCGCAATTTATCCCCATTTATACTAATCGGAGAAATATTCCTTAATGTTCCGGGCTGGCTCCCTCCTAAGTAAACGACTGTTAAAGATAGCTTATTTTCAATTGCATCAACTAATACATGCTCTACATTTTTATCCATAATAACCTCCCAATGAACAGGTATCATCAGGAGGTTATAATAAAATATGATTATTTACTTTGATTGAATTTATTACTATATGTAACAATCAATTTCTAAAGATACCCCCAACATTGCCAGACAACCGTCAATAAACCCTTCAGCTTTCTGCAGTCTGATAACAACCTGATTAAGTGATATCCCCAGTTTTACCCCCAACGCCCGTAATGTAACCCCATACACATAATACATTTCCAGTAATTCGTATTGATACGGTTCCTTTTTCTTAAGAACTGTCATCGCAGAGCTAATGATCAGGCCATCGTCATCGCTACATTGCGGGCGGGATTTTACTTTCGAAGGAATTAATCCCTTAAAACCTGCAGCAACAGATGACCATTCCACATCCTCGTGATTATTTGCCACCCATGCCCCCCAACGTTCAAGAACCATTTGAATATCACGCATCAACTTTCTCCACAAAATCAGGCCAGCACGCCTATTGCCAGCGCACGATCGATAAAACGAAATATCAGCTCCAGCTGGGAGCCATACTTCTCTTCAAATGCCACGGTATCCGCATGCAGCTCGTCGTGATGCTTTCTGCACAAAGGCAACACAAAGAGGTCATGCGCTTTTGTAGCCATTCCACCCTGACCGTGACCTATCAGGTGGTGGGGATCATCAGCAGGCTTACCACAACATGCACACGGCTGTGTCTTAACCCAGCGCGTGTACTTTTCATTAACCCAGCGGCGACGTTTTGGGCGTAACATAAAAGACTCCGGCGACTCCGGATCCACTTTCAGCGCCAGCACCTTTTTCACTTTATCCTGGATGATGCTGGTGGCAGGAACCGAAGGCACAAGGTCACTTTCCCGGGTAACAGACGGCACAACAGGCTTCGGTAATCTCAGTGCCTTACGGGCTGCACTTTCCGGTAAGGCATCCGCCAGATCATTACGAATCAGCCACCAGCACAGTTCCGGCATTGTCACAACGTGACTATCATCAAAACCGAGATCCCGACGCACAACAGACAACACCCAGCGGGCACAGTTATCCGTTGCCATTGATTCCAGCCGTTCCGTGAACTGATCGCGCAGCTGGTTATCGCAGTGCCAGCACAGACGGATTGCACCCGGAGCGTGTCGCATTGTGGTCATGTTCTCGCTGTGCCAGTCGGAATGAGGCCACTGGCAGCCTTTTTCACGAAGTAACCAGCTTTCAAGACATTCCACGCCACCAGCACGACGGATCACTGCCTCATTGCGGAACACGGCCCGAACGGCAGGATCATCCGCCAGCGGTTGTGATGCCGCCGGAACGGCACCACTGGCGAAAGATGAGTAACGTTCCGGCTCAGGCTCCAGCAGAACACGCCCCTGCATAAACAGGGGCATCAGCTCTGAACCTGGCCTGAACAATACGATCCCCATACGCGGGGCAATTTCAGGGGTCAGTAGTGCTCTCACGGTCACCTCAATGAACGGTATCGAGCAGCTTTAACAGCTCAGGGAATCGGGATTCGAAGAAATGCGGCTGCGTCTCGCGCGGATTTGCGGGACTGGTGATGTTTTTGCCGAACATGCAGCCTTTCGCTGTCAGCGACCAGAATTTTTTGATGTTGTTAATCGCAGTGCGGCTGTATCGTTCACGTTGTTCAACGATCCCCAGCTTCGCCATCTGGTGATATGCCTGATTAGCTGTCAGGCGGATACCATACTGCTTCAGCAGTGCACTCAGCGACAGCGTGGGGCGACTTGAGCCATCAGGCGCGTCAGCAGGAGCATCAATGGCATAGCGCGGTGCCAGATTCGGTAAGCCAACAGCCTCCTGAAGCTTCTGACAGGCTCCAAGCACTGATGAGTTAGACAGATTTAATTCCCGGCGCATAAAGTCCAGCAGGATCACGCCAGCCTGCATCTTGTCAGCAGCCTGTCCGGATAATTTTTCCGGTGCGCTGGTTACCATGTCGAAAGTACGGATCACCTTCAGATGGAATGACGGGCTGATCCACATTGCATAGGCATACACCAGTTCTTTGCAGACATACGTCCCCTGGTTATTTCCGCCATTAATGACGCTAACTGGTTGATTTTGTTCCAGAGGCGGAATTCCACCCTCGGTGAAAAGTTGTTCAATCAATTCACAGGTTTGCTTATTGGAGAGCCAGTATTTCGGGCGGTTTTTTTGTTCTCCCCCGGCAGCCCTGTGCAGATCGTTCAGGCTGTAACGCCCATAAGCATCACGACGAACTTCAATACCATCAATGACCATCAGATTATTCATACTTCGTTTCTCCTCTTGATCAGGCGGCTGCACCCGCCGTTTTCTCGTACTTACTGATGGTGATCTCGACCTTCCCTTCCGGGATAACCGGTCCCCACTCCACCAGCATTCTTTTCACCTGACTGTCGTCTTCCCACACACCCGCGTGGGTCAGGGCGTCAAACAGCGCCTTGTTATAGTTGTCCAGATCGCGGATCCGGTTATCCGGAGGAAACAACACGATCTCCACTGAAGCAGGTGCCGACGTTGGTTTTGGCAGACGACGTAACTGCTCAACTATTGCTGCGCACGCCGCGCTCTGGAATTTTCGCCCCGCCGCGCTTATCAGGCTCTTACCAGCAAACGCCCCTTTGTTGGGATGTCGCCAGTACGTGTTCACGCTGGGCGGAAAAGGCAGGATCAGCTTCATACTTTCAGGTCCCTCTCATGTAACCAGTGGGTTGCACGCAGCCTTGCGTTTTCCTCACCGGCAAGCAGTGAGCGGATAATCCCGACCGCCTCTCTGTCGTCGTCCTTCACTGCGGTATGAAGCGTTATCCCCCGGGCCACGCCACGCTTTATCGTAATGACGCCTTTTTTCTCCAGTGCGCGAAGATGCTCCACCGCTGCATTCACTGAACGGTATCCCAGCATGGTTGCCACCTCCTGATTGGTTGGCGGGAAGCCACGTTCTTTCTGGTAAGAAATCAGCATATCCAGCACCTGCTGCTGGCATTGAGTTAACGTCGTCATGCTGCCATCTCCCTGACCAGTTTTTCCGCCTGCTGGCGAACCTGCACCAGAAAGGCTTCACCACATGCCTCAAGTTCATCGCGCCCGATGTAGCTGATTGCCGGTCCCTTCCAGGTCTTGTCGAAAACAGCAATAGCACCAGCGAAGAAAGCTCCTGTCGGCACCTGCTTCTCATCCTTCGGGATAAACCAGGCAGGCAGTTCAAAACCAATACGCCCGCGAATAAAAGCAATATGGTCCGCATCTTCCGGCCACCACACTTCGCTGGTGGCAGCTTTGATCAGGAAAACATAGCGCCCGCCCTTATCACGCATGGCACTGGCATGTTTCATGATGTAACGCATGCCGGTGATGTATTGCCCCTCATGCTGACTGGCGCGGCTGTATGGGGGATTACCAAAGGCAGCACCTTTAAGCTCCGCAAGACGTTCTGACCAGTCATGCGCCAGCGCGTTATCTTCCGCCGTGTAATACGCGGCACATTTGGCGTTATCACCGTCAGTGAACAGATCCAGAACAAACGGGCCAAACAGGGTGTTAATTCCCCAGAAAATGTTGTCCGGCGTGCGCCACTGATCGCCCACTTCCTTCAGTTCATGGGCTGGTTTGTTCCGCAGTTCCACCAGCGCCTGGCAATATTTATTACTCATTAAGCCCCCACGTAATTCCCTGACAGATACCACTCTTCACCCGATGCAGCGCGCTTGCTGCTTTTCCGTAAGCACCGCTCACGGCGCGCCAGAAAATTGTTTCGTTCTGACTGGGAGTGGCTTTCACGGAATGCCGCCATCCACACGGTTGCAGCACGACGGTATAAGCCCTTGGACTCCAGTTCTTCAGCCTGGCGGGTCAGGCACAAAATCACCCGGGGATCGTTAGTGCCGACATAGAAATTGCGCACAGGTCTGGTTTCACGAACTGGTTGTGGTTCCGGCTCCTGCGCTCTCTCAGTCAGGCGTGGGAAATGTCTGCGTGTATCTCCTTCACAACGGTGAGCCACACGCCCACTCTGACGTAACTTGCTTGCTGACTGCAGAACGCGCTGCCGTGAGTAACCTGCAAAAGCATCCGCAATGTCTCCGGAAGTACACCCCGGATGGGCTTCAATGAATTTCTGAGCTTCATTCAAAAGACTCATGATCACCCCCTGAATCCTGCCGGGATCTGGCTGTAGTCCACATTGTCGTAACTGGCTTTGAAGTACGGGTCTTCGCGTTTTTCTGTGTGCGTGCTGACGGACGGCGATAAGCGCAGGGAAAGCTCATCCCATTTTTCCCGCAGCTTCGACGGGCTGAGCACGTTACGGCACCAGAACGGATCGCGGCTGACGCGGCTGTACATCTCGCAGATTTGTTTGTGAGTACGCCCATCCTGTACACACATCAGGCGAATTTCGTTTGCCCAGGCTGTCCAGTTCGGTTCTTTAGGACGTACCACTTCGCCGTCACATTCGGCGGCCTGCTCGTACAGAGCGATGATTTTTTTCCAGAGCCACTGTGCGCAGGTCAAATCATCCTGCGTTCCCCACTGGCGCTTTTTAGGGCTGAATACAACCGCATCAGGATGGCGAGTTAAAAAATCCTGTTCAGCCATCTGCGTGTCCGGTTGCGAAGCGTCCGGACGAGAAGAGGTTTTATTCTCTGTAGTAATCTCTGTTGTATTCTCTGTAAGATCATTGGGCCATTTTGACCCGATGACAGCGTGTCGTTTTGAACCAATGGATCGTGTCATTTTGCGCCCATCCATCAGGTCACTTTGACCCGATGGAGAAGTGCATTTTGACCTGATGGATTCGTTCACTTTGACCTCTTCTAGAAGCTCACTTTCATAGTTGATCGTGTAGAAGTTGGTCATGTCACGCTTCGATTTATTGAGTTGCTCGCGACGCAAAACCCCAAGTGATTTCAGGCTTGCAAATGTGCGTTTCAGAGTGGACTCTGACCAGAACGGAAACTGCTCCAGCCACTGTTCTGTCGTGTTATAAACCCAGCGAATTCCGCCATGCTCAGTGCCGGAATTCGTTTCATTCAGCCAGTAATGAAGCTGCTGCAACACAATTGCCTCATTCAGACCAATACGGCATGCAAGATCACGATTTATCACAATGGGCTGGGATGTCATTAACAGGCTCATGACCGACCTCTATTTCCCTGAATTTACGACGAAACTGTTCGAGCGGGCTGAAGCACTCATGTTCATAGCCTTCACGGAGGTAGATAACCCGTTGTGTTTCCGGCTCCCAACGAATGACTCTGACGGGCACTCCGTAGTGATCTTTGAACCAGCGGTTAACTTGTCGCAAAGGACTGTCTCCTTCTGCCGGTTGAAATCACCCACAGCCCACTCTGCAAAGCTGTGGGTTACAATTTCCCTGTCACCTGGTACATTCACTGCATAGCAATATTCCACCTTCGCTTTTCCACCCGGTACAGGAAGCGCAATCAGTTGCGAACGACGGTAGTGTGTTGTTAAACTGTTCATGCGTTAGTTTCTCCACAACCAGAAGCAATCGACGCCACGACGCCCGGAGCTGCACACTCGCGGGCGTTACTCTTTTCCGGCGCACAAAAAACACGAAATAACAGTGTTAAATGCTCCTGCCACTTCGCCATTACTTGGTAGCTGTTCTCTTCGATTTGCTCACGCTCAGCTTGGTCAATAACTCCATCAGCAGTTGCCTTGCGTAAGTACTGGGAATGCTTGCCAATCCATTCTATTGACTCCATCAGCCGCTGATTAATGTCACCATTGTCAATGTCATCAATGACCACCAGCGGCACAAACACCCCATTACTACGACGGGCTATTGCATCCGTTACATGCCTGGTACCACTGGCATCCTGTAAAACCATGGCCCACTCAAGTGGAAAAATTTGATCCCCACCGCTACGCAGTCTGTTATGCAATTGATCTTTTGCTGGGGTGATATCATCAGATTTATACAAACCAAGAATTTCTGCTGCTTCCTCATAGCCATGAGGTAAATCAGCAATCGTTCTTCGTATTGCTGCCACCAGCCATGCTGGTTGCTTATCAACTTTCCATTCAGGTTCTTTACCCACGTTTAAGCCCTCATATCTGTGGTTTCTGTAAATCGATTTATCCATTAGATTTTTCATAAAGCTCAGGTTTAAATGGCAACCGTCCGCAAGTTCTATATGCAGCCTCTGCTGCACGTCCTTTTGGAATTAACTGGCCAGGACGGTTTCGCCACTGATAAACGGCTTCAGTTGTTATGCCGAAAAAAGCAGCAACTTTCTCAATGCTGCCGAAGTAGCTTTCGATATCGTCAGTCGTCATATGCCCTCCAAACTAAGTTTTATTAGATGTTAATTATCAATCTATCTTAGGTCAATAAAAACTAAGATTACTTAGTAATTAAAGAAATGGTGCTCCTATGGAAACGGTTGGTCAGCGTATAAAAGCTCTGAGAAGAGTTACCAGAACGTCCCAGAAAGAATTGGGTAAATTTTGTGGAGTAAGTGACGTTGCTGTGGGGTACTGGGAGAAAGACATCAATGTCCCTGGTGGGGAAGCACTTTCAAAATTAGCGAAGTTCTTCAATACGTCAATAGATTACATTCTTTATGGTGCGGAGTTTGAAGGCAAACTCGTCACAAACATGCGCAGAGTTCCTGTAATCTCGTGGGTTCAGGCTGGGCAGTTTACTGAGTGCAGGACAGCAGAAGTGTTTAGTGAAGTAGACAAGTGGGTAGATACATCATTAAAGATTGGTGATAACTCATTTGCATTGGAGGTTAAAGGCGACTCCATGACTAACCCTAACGGCCTCCCAACAATACCAGAAGGCGCAACAGTGATTGTAGATCCTGATGCAGAACCCCGGCATGGAAAAATAGTCATCGCTAGACTTGATGGAACAAACGAAGCCACAGTAAAAAAATTAGTTATCGATGGCCCTCAAAAGTTTTTAGTGCCATTAAATCCCCGGTACCCCAACATCCCGATCAATGGTAATTGCCTCATCATTGGTGTAGTCAAAGGAGTTCAATACGAACTCTAGCCCCCCTTTTCTCTAACCAAAACACCGAACTAAGAAAAGTTTGGTGTTTTCTCTTGCCATCAAAACTAAGTTAAGTTAGATTTTTATATCAAAGATAACGAACAGGCAGGACGCCCACGAAGTAGCCGACGGTGGCGTATGAATGACCGGATGATTCGCACATGGCAGGAGAGTGAATATGGATGGCAGTATCGACAACCAACGAGATGCCTGGCTTGTGGTGATTGAAGCAGCAAAAACTGCATTAAGCCAAGTTGAAAGCAGTAACTACAGAACAGTTAAACAAATGGCTTTGGGCTCTATTATCTATGCCTTTGAAAGGCTGGGCTTTGATTTTGAAGCAACGAGTATTCTGTCAGAACAACATGAAAAAATGAATAGAGAAGACGCCGCAGCCTATATCGGCGTAGAAGCGCAAACCTTAGCTAATTGGGCTAGCACAGGAAAAGTTCGAATACCTTTTTTAAAAATCGGTAGAAAGGTTATTTACCTAAAAAGTGATCTTGATGCCTATCTTGCCTCATCGAAGGCAAATACCACCAAGTAGCTCACGTACCTACCACCTCGCCTGATGTGGCTAAAAGCAGGCACATAACAGCTAAGTATTTTCAACCAGAGAGAATCCTTAGCGTTGTGGTGAATGCGGCTCAGCGCACGCGGGTTAAGGTTGAGACTGACAGTCGACCTTCTGTGGATACCCACCCGCCTGGTGTGCAACCTTCGCCAGGCACCGGGAGGCACCCGGCACCACAACAGCCACTGCTTTGGCGGTACCAGTTTGTACACTTGCTTCCGGCTGGTACCGCTCTTTTTACAAAACAGAGAAGAGCATCACCGGACGACGGGCTCATAACCCAATCCATCCGGGCGGCTGCCACCGCAGGTGTTCTTCTCTGTTTTGTGGAGAAACCAACCGACCTTGCAGGGTCGATATGATGAGGAGCAGCAAAATGGCTAGCGAACGCAGTACTGATGTGCAGGCATTTATCGGGGAGCTGGACGGCGGCGTATTTGAAACCAAAATCGGCGCAGTTCTCAGTGAAGTCGCTTCCGGTGTGATGAACACGAAAACCAAAGGTAAGGTCTCACTCAACCTGGAAATCGAACCATTTGATGAGAACCGTGTGAAAATCAAACACAAACTCTCATATGTTCGCCCGACTAACCGCGGGAAAATTTCCGAAGAAGACACCACCGAAACGCCGATGTATGTCAATCGCGGTGGTCGCCTGACTATTCTGCAGGAAGACCAGGGACAATTACTGACTCTTGCCGGTGAACCTGACGGAAAACTCCGCGCAGCAGGTCGTTAATATCGTTTTTAATAAACTGATTATTTATCTCATCACTGAATATCTTTATATAGTGAGGACTTATTATGTCTCAGAACTTAGACGCAACCGCAATTAATCAAATCCATGCCCTTATTTCTGCTCAGGGTGTTAATGAAATTATCAGTAAGATTGGTGCCGATGCTGTGGCATTGCCTGAGAATTTCCGCATTCATGATCTGGAAAAATTTAATTTAAATCGCTTCCGTTTCCGTGGTGCGCTTTCCACTGCCAGCATCGATGACTTTACCCGTTATTCTAAAGATCTTGCAGATGAAGGCACCCGCTGCTTTATCGATGCCGATAATATGCGAGCCGTCAGTGTGCTTAACCTGGGTACTATTGATGAACCAGGTCACGCAGATAACACCGCCACCCTCAAACTGAAAAAGACAGCACCGTTTTCTGCTCTGTTGTCTGTTAATGGCGAGCGTAACTCCCAGAAGTCACTGGCAGAATGGATTGAAGACTGGGCCGACTACCTTGTGGGCTTTGATGCTAATGGTGACACCATTCAGGCAACCAAAGCGGCTGCGGCAGTCCGTAAAATCACAATTGAAGCAAACCAGACCGCTGATTTTGAAGACAATGACTTCAGCGGCAAACGCTCTCTGATGGAGTCTGTCGAAGCGAAAACCAAAGACATTATGCCAGTGGCATTTGAATTTAAATGCGTTCCGTTTGAAGGCCTGAAAGAACGTCCGTTTAAATTACGCCTCAGCATTATCACTGGCGATCGTCCTGTACTGGTTCTGCGCATTATTCAGCTGGAAGCGATGCAGGAAGAAATGGCTAACGAATTTCGTGATCTGCTTGTTGAGAAATTCAAAGACAGCAAAGTAGAAACCTTTATTGGTACTTTCACCGCCTGATTTCATTACTGCAAATGCCCCTGCGGGGGCATTTATGGAAACGTAATTAACTCAATAATCACCGGATGGTGAGAGCTTCCTTTTAGCAGAATTCAGCGCGGTGCAGCGCATATACGTGGAGAACAAAATGTCATTTATTAAAACTTTTTCCGGGAAGCATTTTTATTATGACAAGATAAATAAAGACGACATCGTTATTAACGATATCGCGGTTTCCCTTTCAAATATCTGTCGCTTTGCAGGACATCTTTCACACTTCTACAGCGTCGCCCAACATGCGGTGCTTTGCAGCCAGCTGGTACCGCAGGAATTTGCTTTTGAAGCGTTAATGCATGATGCAACAGAAGCATATTGCCAGGACATCCCCGCACCACTGAAACGCCTTCTTCCTGACTATAAACGGATGGAAGAAAAAATAGACGCCGTAATCCGTGAGAAATACGGGTTACCTCCTGTTATGAGCACGCCAGTGAAATATGCCGATCTCATTATGCTGGCAACCGAACGCCGCGATCTCGGGCTTGATGATGGTTCTTTCTGGCCTGTACTGGAAGGTATCCCGGCGACAGAGATGTTCAAAGTTATTCCACTGTCACCAGGCCATGCCTACGGGATGTTTATGGAACGTTTTAACGAGTTATCGGGGTTATGCAAATGCGCATGAATGTTTTCGAAATGGAAGGGTTTCTTCGCGGGAAATGTGTACCGCGAGATCTGAAAGTGAATGAAACAAATGCTGAGTATCTGGTGCGTAAATTCGATGAAGTACGTGCTGAGGCTCGCAACGAGGGTATTAACTATACCGCAAGCCGTCTTGCTGCTGCTTTCAATCACGGATTTATCAATAAGCCTTTGGCTGAAGTTTTCGACGTTACACGCATGATTCTGTCAGCAAAAGAAGAGTTAGCTAATGAATCGCATCCGATTGATGGCCTGTCCGGTGAATATGCGGAGAAATCCCTTGAAGAATGGGCGGAACAGATTCGCAAAGGAGTTCAGTCATGAGCATCCGAACTGAACATGGATTTGGTCCTTCAACGGTCGAAGTCGAATGGCTTGATGATTGCCCTAAGTGCCAGCACGGCAAAGCCAGGGTAACAGGATGGTCGGTAACCAAAGATTCTTTGTGGGCGGGTGATGAGGCCGTTTGTTCCAAATGCGGTCACAAAGGTGAAATCGATGCTGATGGAGAGAATGCCTGGGTGGAATGGGACGAAATCGAGGAGGCACAATGAGCAACATCGACATCGACACACTGGCGCTGCGTGAGGCGGCACAGAACGCGAAAGATTTAGGTGGGATTAAGAATTACAAGCGAGGTGAGCAAGCTGTTGCCGAATTTGAGTCCTTGATAACGCCACACATTGTGCTGGCGCTGCTGGATGAACGAGAAGCCCAAAGCAAACGCATTGCAGAGCTGGAGGAAAGCGAAGAGCAACTCATCAATGAGCGTGACAATGCTGAGTCTGCTTTATCTGATATGTATTTTGCAGCAACCGGGGATAGGCCGGAGTGGAGTAACTGTTTCAGTTTTTCAGATGCCGTCGATGCCGTGGTTGACAGAATTGCTGATTTAGAAGCTAAACAGCCATCGCCAGTAGTGCCGGATAATGCATCAGGGTCGCTTGCTTATGCTTACAAAGAGCTTACGCCTGAGATTATGCGCGGTCATATCGCTGTATTCGAGCGATATGGAATAGCCCCAAACGATAGCACTACCACAATTCAGGCACTGCGAATCGCGCTGGATGGTATAGAGCGGAGCGACGCCATGCTTCATGGTAAAGGAGGGTGATATGGCTATTGCCGCAAGTTACACAATGCATCTCTATTGTGACTGCCGCCAGTGTACGGAATGTGTATATCCAGGGCCAGACTTCGGTGAGTATATCGGTACGTCATGGGCAGGCTGTGCAAAAGAGGCGCGCAAGGATGGCTGGCGAATAAGCAAAGACAAAACGCGTGCTTTTGCGCCTGGGCATAAAGTTTTGAGGATTAACAAATGACCAGTATTACCAAAGAACGTATTGAATTGTTCATTAAAAATCCGCTTGAAAACGGGCTTACTCGTGGCGAACAAATGGAACTGGCACGAATTGCACTGGCATCGCTGGCAGCAGTATCGGATGAACGAGCAGCCTATGAATTATTTATGGAGAAGCGTTTCGGGGAATCTGTAGATCGCCGTAGGGCAAAAAATGGCGATAGAGAATACATGGCATGGGATATGGCGCTTGGCTGGATTATCTGGTGTCACCGCGCCGCCATGCTTCAGGGTAGCCAACCTGTAAGCCAAACTTACAACTTGCCAGAATTAATCGAAGGCATGGAAGTTTCCATTGATGTAAGCACTTGTGATGCTGATTTAGGTAATCGCTATTTCGGCACCGTCACCGAGGCGTTAGAACTTGATACAGCCAAGAATGGTTACATCCTCCTGGTTCAGGACGCAGAGCCGAACTTCGATGTAAATGGCAACTCTCCGGGAACTCCGGATAGTTGGATAAGCTGTAGTGATCGAATGCCTGAAAAGGGCCAGAACGTGCTTATTTCGGTGAATTTCGATAGCTCTCTGGTTGAACCGCTAATATGCTCCGCACGCTATACCGGAAGCACCTTTCGGCGCGGAGGTGCAACAATTAAGCCGGGTAATGGTATTGAGCAAGCAACTCACTGGATGCCGCTACCGGAACCGCCGCAGGAGGTGAAGTGATGAACAACTTAATGATCGACCTTGAGACGATGGGGAAAAATAAGGATGCACCGATCGTTTCCATTGGCGCAGTGTTCTTTACCACAGAAACAGGAGATATCGGACAAGAATTCTATACGGTTGTTAGCCTGGAAAGTGCCATGGAGCAAGGGGCCACACCTGACGGCGATACCATCCTGTGGTGGTTGAAACAAAGCCCTGAAGCACGAGCTGCAATCTCTATTGATGATACTTTGTCGATCAGCGATGCACTCTCTGAACTGAGCCATTTCATTAATCGGCACGCAGACAATACGAAATATTTAAAAGTCTGGGGTAACGGGGCCACCTTCGACAACGTAATTTTACGCGGAGCTTATGAACGAGCAGGACAAATCTGCCCATGGGCGTACTGGAATGATCACGATGTACGCACGATCGTTACGCTTGGGCGTTCCATCGGATTCGACCCAAAAATGGACATGCCTTTCGATGGAGAACGGCACAACGCCCTGGCTGATGCCCGTCATCAGGCAAAATATGTTTCCGCTATCTGGCAGAAACTAATTCCTGCCACCAGCACAGAATTATGATTTTCCCGGGTGCAGCCGGTTTTGATGGAGAAAATTATGAACACCTTGTTTTTACTGATGGCTGAATTCAATACCCCAAACATTGAACTCTCAGCAGTTAGTCAAAAATACTTTGGTATGAGTCCAGCCACAGCAGAAGCAAAAGCAAACGCTTGTAAGTTGCCTGTACCTACATATCGCATCGGTACATCACAAAAAGCAAAACGCTGCATCAACATTCAGGATCTTGCGGAATATATTGACAAAAGACGGGAAGAAGGGCGAGCTGAGTGGGAAAAAGTCAGAACGGAAAAACAAAAATATAACTAAACTAAAACTATGGATAACCCGTATATGTACGGGTTATTTTTCTTTATCACTATCTTTTCTTGATTTGAACAATCCACTAACAACGAAACCAACCAAACCAACAATACTAATTGTACTTGTACCTAGTAATGCAACGATCGCTTCAACTGGAGGCTTTCCTTCATGTGCAATAAGAAACGATGTAAACATTGCGACAACGAATAAGCACCAACACGACATAAACCAAACCGTGAATGAGGCCATTTTTGTCCGAAGCTCATTGTCTATTTCTTTACCAGTTGCGTCAGCTATCTTATCCCGTACTTGTGATTTGAGCATATCAAGCTGAGCTTGAAGACTGTCCATTCTGTTCTGCTGCATAAACTCATGCAATGCACCAGTATTAGAACCAAACTCTTCTGCCTCCAGAATAGCTTTATTTTCTGAAGAAGAATCATCGTCGCTCTCATGATTAGACGGCTCAAATGCAGATTTAAAAATCTGTTCTTGACTGTCAGTAGAGTTTAAGGATGCTTCAGAGCGACCATTTTCAACACCTGCGGCCGCTCCGATAAGTTTATAGATATCTGAATTGTGAGACATGTCATCCCTGAATATTACTTTTTCAGAGGCCCTGACATTGCTGTCGGTTATTCAATAAATCATGATAATAAGCCTTGATCGCATCATTTGAGATGATTGACGAGCCAATACCATTATAAGCTTGTGACCAAGGCGTACCAGGCATATGAGTTAGAGTTGATAACTCAATTCCATTTTTCGAGCCGTAAAATTTATAAACAGCCCCTATAATGCTCTCTGCTTGTGGATCCATAGTAACAATGCCACCAAAAGGAGCTACTGCTACATTCGTAACAGGTTTATTCCCATAATCTTTGAAAGCATCGTACATTCCAGGAATAACTGGACCGTACTTCCACGCGGAGACACATTCATTGAGCAAAGGCTTACCTGTTAATGCTAAATAGTAACCATGTGCAATATAAGTAAGCTTCTGCAGTTGCATGTGGGTCAGAGGATTATGATGTTGGTTTCCCAACGTTATGAATTTATTGGCTATTTGTACCGGGCTGTACAT